AAAGATTGTAATAACAAGCATAATTCAAGAGGATACTGTGCTAAACACTATTATAGATTTAAAAGATACGGAGATCCAAATAAATTAATTACAAGGCAAAAATGTTCAATTGAAAATTGTGATGAGATTTCAAATGCAAAAGGACTTTGTGGCAAGCATTATTATAGAAATAGAACATATGGAAATCCAAATATTGTAAGATACCCCTGGAGAAAAGATAGATCATGTTTAATACCAGAATGCCCTTTTGAACATGAAGCAAAGGGTTATTGTAGAAAACATTATTTAGTATTTAAAAAATTTAATATTAGTCGTGAAAATTATATAAATAAATTAAAAAATCAAAATAATAAATGCATGATTTGTAAAAAAGAATGTTCGCATGGTAAAATGCTATCAATGGACCATGATCATGAAACAAATAAAATAAGAGATTTGCTATGCTCCCCATGTAATTTAGCCCTAGGTGGATTTATGGACGATCCAAATTTATTAGAAGAGGCTGCAAAATATTTAAGAAAATGGGGTAAAACATGAGTATTGATATTTCAGATCTATTAGAGGCACTAGATAATAATCCATTTGAAGAAAATCCAGTAGATGTAAAAACATTTGTTCAAAGCGAAAAATTTTTAGGATTACCACCCATTTCTGATTATCAATATACTTTTATTGAATGTATGAGTCAAATATATAAAAAAGAAGATTTAATAAGGATTATGGGAAGTGAAAAAGGAAGCGAACATTTTGAAAAATATACAAAAAATGAAGTAATACTACAATTAGGAAAAGGTGCTGGAAAAGACTTTGTATCAACAGTAGGTTGCTCATATCTTATTTATAAATTACTGTGTTTAAAAGATCCAGCGAGATATTTTGGTAAACCATCTGGAGATGCAATTGATATAATCAACGTTGCGATTAATGCTCAACAAGCAAAATCAGTTTATTTCCGTGGATTAAAAACAAAAATAGAAAAGTCTCCGTGGTTTATGGGAAAATTTGAATCAAAAGTAGATAGCATTAGTTTTATTAAAGATATAACTGTATACTCTGGTCATTCAGAAAGAGAAGGACATGAGGGACTAAACCTTATACTTGCAGTGCTTGACGAAATATCTGGATTTTCTCAAGAATCATCTACTCATAATGAACAGGCAAAAACTGGTGATGCAATTTATCGTGCATTCCGTGGCTCTGTTGACTCACGTTTTCCAGACTTTGGCAAGGTAGTTTTACTTTCATTCCCACGTTATCGTAATGACTTTATTCAGCAAGCATATGATGGTGCTATTGCAGAGAAAGAAACTATCTTTAGATCACACACATTTGTTATTAATAATGATCTTCCAGAAGATGATCCAGGTAACACATTTGATATTGAGTGGGAAGAAGACCATATTCTTTCATATAAATACCCACGAGTATTTGCACTAAAGCGTCCTACCTGGGAAGTCAATCCAACTAGACATATAGAAGATTTTAAGATTGCTTTTTTCAAAACACCAGCAGATGCTCTTATGAGATTTGCATGTATGCCTACAACATCTAGTGATGCATTCTTTAAGTCAAGGGAGAGGGTAGAGAAGTGCTTATCTATTCGTAATCCCCTTGATTCATTTAGAAGATTTGACCCATCATTTAAACCTAATGCTGATACAACATATTATGTTCATGCTGACCTTGCTCAAAGGCATGACAAGTGTGCTGTAGCAATTAGTCATATTGAAAAGTGGGTAAAAATACAGGCATTTAATAACTATGAACAAATAGTTCCATTTGTTGTTGTAGATGCAATTGCTTGGTGGGAACCAAAGGTAGAAGGTCCAGTAGATCTATCAGAAGTAAAGAACTGGATTATTAGTCTAAGAAGAAACGGATTCAGTCTTGGCATTGTTACATTTGATCGTTGGCAGTGTTTAACAAAAGATGCTATAATATATACTGATATGGGAATAAAAAAGATTTGTGATATAGAAATTGGAGACAACGTTTCAACACTCAACGGTATTGAAACTGCAACCAATGTATATGATAATGGAATTAGAGACACTATTTCTATTAAAACAAAATTTGGTTTTTCAATAACTGGTACACATAATCATCCAATCATGACAAAACGTGGTTGGGTTTTAATAAAAAATCTTAAAGTTGGTGATTTAGTTGCTATTAAGGCTGCACAAAATTTTTCAAGTCAGAATTTAATTTCAGAAAACCTATCTTTTGTTATGGGCATGATTGTTGGAGATGGTTGGATGGAGGCAAATAGATTAATAATGGATGGAGTAGATATAGAAACATTAGAATTCTGTCTAAATATTTTAAAAAATGAATTTCCAGATTATCAAAAAGCAGACATTAAAGAAAAACCACGAATGGCAGAAAATCATAAACAATGCTATCGTATGAGTTTTACATCAAAATCTTTTGGAAAATTTATAAACGATAATGCTGATAGCCTGAAAGAAAAGTCAAGGTATAAAGATATTCCTCAAATTATTCTTAATTCTTCAGAACAAATTCAAGTAGCATTTATTTCTGGACTATTTGAAGCAGAAGGATCAATTCAATTTCATAATTCTGGATGGAAGGTCGATATTGAAATGACAGCAAAAAATGTAATAGACTCATTACATATTGTTCTTGCAAATATGAAAATGCTATCAAGCAAGTTTGAAAGAATAAGGGTGCCACATGGAGAAATTTATCGACTCTCTTTACGAGGGCAAAGGGGTTTAGATTTTTTGAAAAAAATAAAATTTGTATCTAATAGAAAATCTCAACAAAGAGAAAAATATTTGCAAGATTTTCCAAAAAATAATCGAAGACTCCGCTGGCATTGGGAAGAGAATGACATTGCGTGGTTGCCAATTGAAGAAATTGAAGATTCTGGAAAGCAAAGAGTTTATGATATGACCATACCTGGATCACATTCATTTCTTGCAAATGCAATAGTTACACATAACTCCTTTGACATTCAAAGAGATTTAAGAAGCGTTGGAATTAATTCTGAAACACTATCTGTAGCAAAGAAACATTATGAAGACTTTGCTATGCTTGTATATGAGGAAAGAGTTGCTGCTCCACATATTGACCTACTTCTTGAAGAATTATTAGAACTAAGAATCATGGCAAATAATAGAGTTGATCACCCTCGCAAAAAGTCTAAGGACTTGGCAGATGCTATGTGTGGGTCAGTCTACAATGCAATCAGTCATGGTAAAAGAGAAACTTCAAATGAAATAGAAATACATACCTGGGATATGGTAAAGGCTAATAATATTAAGAAAGAAGTAGAAGAAAGGCGTGAAATTCCAGAGGATATAAAACAATTTCTTGTAAATGCTAATATACTATAGTGATATAATTTTATTAAATAAATCTTATTGGAGATAAAAATGCCAGCAGGAAAAGGAAGATATACAGTTGGTGCTAAGGGGACTCATGGTTGCAAAGGTTTCCCAGTTGTAGGTGGAGAAGGTAAAGTCCACGGTTGTCACTCAACAAGAGGTGCTGCAATGCGTCAGCAATCAGCAATATATGCATCTGAAAATCAGAATAGTAAGGCGGTAGAAGTCCTTGACCTTCTTAAACTTCATGATGAGTATGAGCAGACATGGAAACTTTATAAGAATGATAATGATGAATTTGTTATTGAAAATGAAATCGGTATTAAGAAGTACACTGGTACCGATGAATCTATTGCTCGCTCACTTGTAAATGAACATAATAGGTTAATAGATAATGAAATGATTAAGAGTCTTTGGGATGGCTCCCCATTCTATCTTGGAAAGAATAATGGATAGTAGTCAACTATATCAAATGCTAACTCCAGAAGAGAAAGCATTTCATGATGCACTTGTGTCAGTTAGACAAGCCTTTGGCCCGTTTGATCAAGGCACTGGAAGTATATGGGTTGAATATGAGCCAGCATCAGAAAATGAAGATGCAAGTATTGGGGTAATGTGTGGTAATTGTTCTTTTCACTATGTAGATAATAATGTAGTAAAATGTAAACTACTTTCTTTTGAAATTGAAGAAGGTGGAAAATGTAGGCTTGCTGCGATTCCAGACGGCCTTGTAAATCCAAATAACGATATGGAAGATAATAATATGGAAGAAGATACAATGGAAGGTCCAGTAAATAAAGCAGATTCAGTACGAGTAGGACAGATGGTTTCTTGGAATTCAAGTGGTGGGCGTGCAGAAGGAAAAGTAATTAGAGTTATTAGAGATGGAAAGTATAAGGTTCCAAACTCCTCTTTTACTATTACTGGCACACCAGACGCTCCAGCAGCCGTTATCAGACTTTATAGAAATGGTAAGCCAACAGATACAATTGTTGGTCATAAGGTTGAAACACTTAACAAGTATGATATGTGGGGCAACATATTCAGACCAGATTTACTCATTAAAGATAGTTCTTCAAATATTCCTACTGATTCTATGGCTTCAAATGCTAGAAGGGGTCTTGATTTAAGAGATAAGTATAATAGAGGTGGCACTTCTGTTGGTAT